GGGCACTGTCTACCAGCACCCCGCCTGTGACCTTGGCGCTCCCCACAAGCCCTGTGGGGGACGTGGTGTAGGGTCTGGCCGTCCCGTCATCACCCCCAGGGAAAGTCAGCACCTCTCGCACCTGGTACTGCCCCGCATTCGTCCCTCCCGAGATGGTGATGATGGCACCCGTCACGACGGACTGGAAACTACGGGTCGAATCCCGGAACAGGGTTCTGGCACTCAGGGTTTCCCCAGCCGTTCCTGTGATAGCCTTGGCCCCGTAGCAGAACTTCCGCAAGTCGTCGTAGTGGTAGAGCCCCATAGACCAGGAGGCCTCATCCTGGATCTCCCCAAACACATCCTGGAACAGGTGTCGGTATTCATAGAGGGTGTGGGCGGGTTTCAGGGCCCGGAGGATGATCCTTACGTTCTCCTGGAGGGTGAAAGGGTCATCGGGGAAAGCGGTGCCCCCGTCCTGCTCCACGTTCACCTCAAAGGTGAACTGGTCGTCCAGCCCCCAGGCGGATCCAGGGTTCCTGGCCCCCAGGAACTTTTCTACCACGGTGACGGTGGCATCCGTCAGGAGCCCTGCACCCTCTTGCACGGCTTCCGGCGTTGCCCCTTTGAGGAGCAGGAGCACCATGTTTTTGAGGAAGGTGCGATAGGAGATGTCCCCATTTACGGAAGGGACATCTCCCCGGCTCACGCCATCAGGAAACACTAGCGTCCCGAGGATCTCCCAGAGGTACTCCGGCCTTGTGTAGTTGTAGTCGGAATCCTTGTAGATTTCCTGGCCTAGTATTTGGAACTTGGCGATCTGTTCGGCGGCTGCCTGGAACTGGAGGGTGTAGAAAGGCCCCGTGACCTGGGCGACGTAGTTGGAGGGCAGCACCCTCAAAAACCACGCCATGATCCGTTCTGTCTGCTCTCGGACTTTCCAGGTATATTCCTGCCCTGTCTCCGGAGAGGGGGACGGGTTCTGGATCAGGTCATTGAGGGGGTTGTCGGCCACGGCTACTCATCCGAGTCGTAGTCATAGGTGAATTCCAGGTCCCCCACCGTGAGGTAGGAGGTTGCCCCGGGATCAATGTTCTTGACCCCCGAATCCACCCCCACGATGTAGGTGACCCGGTACTCGTAGTTGTTGGGGGATTCAGAGACCGCTGTGGACACCAGCACCCGGTTCCCCGTCAACGCTCTTCGTGCGGCTACTCGTGCGGCTGCAGTAGTGAACCCCTCAGCAGTCAGGGTGGCGTCATCGCTGTACCCAAAAATGGACAAACCCTCCGACCCGATGATGTAAGCCCTGCCTGTGCCACCCCCCAAAGAGCTGGGGGTGGCGGTCTCCAAAAGCAGGGCCACATCATTCTGGAACACCCCCCGAAATTCAGTCTCGGGGCCTCCTCCATTGATGGTGGCGGAGGACAGTTCATCCTTGATGAGCCAGACAGAAACGGTCGGTGTCGACCATGTAGTGAGGTAGACGATGTCCCCAGGCTGATCGGTGGCCAGGAACTCCCGTACTACGGTGGAACCCTCCCCCCGCACCATTTTGGTGAAAGGAACTTCGATGTAGGACACGCCTGCTATGGGTTCGATGATCCCGATGGCATCGGACTGCCGGAAAGGGTTCCCATTACGGAGCCCTGCAAAATAGTTCGCCATGCTGGTGCGGATATTGGTATCCACGGTGCTCTGTGGGATGCTGGGCTGGGAAGCATTTCCCATCTTGAGCACCACGGTCGCCTGGATGTCCACGGGGACGGGAATGGAATCCTTGACCAGCACATCAGCGGTCACATGGCGGTGGCTGTTCACGTCCTCCTGGACAATAGCGATGATCTGGTTGATCCGGTAGGAGACTACGAAATTCTCATCGTGTTCATAATCCACCAGCACCGTCTGTCCTGACGCAATATCCCCTGTGGTGATTCTGCGGAGGGCCAGGGGCACTGTGGTGGACCCGTTCACAAGGGTGTAATCAGAGATGCCACTAGGATCATTGGGGCCCCGATACAGGATCGTTCGATCCGAGTTCCAGACGGTTACCGTCAGGTAGTTTGCTCCAAGGTTGTCCAGGTACTCCAGGTATTCCCCAAGAAGGACATGGGCCTCGCTCGTCACCGCGATGGAGTCCCCCGAAGGGATCGTGTCCCCAGACGAATTCACGGTGCCTACAACCTGCAGGTAGTCCCCAGCCAAAATTGAGCATCCATTGTCCAGGGGGTCATAGGGGTGGTGGAGATCATAGGTATCCGAATCCAGCTGCCCGCTTACAGACCCCGTAACGGAGACAATGCTGGAGACAGGCTGCCGAGTCAGGGTGAAACTATCGGTGTTCCTCCGCCGATAGTCCCCCAAGACCACATCGGTCAGGCTGACCACAGGTTGAGGGATAGAGGTTGAAAGCTGGATCGTGTCGTAGGAGGTGATCATCACGTCGGTCAGGTCGAAAACTTCCCCTGTAGTGGCATTGCGGAACAAGTAGCCCACAGTGGCATCGTCCAGCATCTCGATGATGGGGTTGCTCTGGGAGAGGGTTGGGTCTGCTGCCCGGAACTGATAATCGGCGGGGTCTCCAATCAGCTCAAACTGGATGTCTTTCCCGACAGAGAACGTGAATGCAAAGGTATCCGAGACGGTGGCCATGTTGGATCCCTGGATCCAGATGTCCACTTTGCCTCCCCGGTGGACCCCATTGGAGTCCAGATCCCGCTGCATCAGGTCCTGGCCCGCATCCACCACCATGGATGTCACCACCCCCGCCACTCCAGCTGCGGTTTGCTGATACCCCTGCTCGGTGCCCGAATCCACAGAAGCCAGGGATCTCTCAGCCCTCTCTGCCAGATCCCGGTTGGACTCCTGATCTGACCCCCCGAAGGTAGCAGCCACGTTGGTGCAGGAGAGCCCTGAAACGCCACTCACGATGGTGGTGATCTGCCCTGCCCCCACGTTCCCGGCGGAGCCCACAGCGGTTGCCTGGAGGCTAACCTGGACGGTGTAGCGCCCCGTAGAGGGATTGTAGTAGGACCCCCTCTGTGCGTAGGGGATAGTTCCAGCCTTGGTCACCTGGAACTGCACAGACCCCCCAGAAACAATGGCCCCCAGCGGAACAGTGAGATCCCTGGTAGGCTGAGTGCTCGTGTAGAAGGTCTCCACTCCCCGGGCAAACGTCCCAGACTCCCGGTAAACCCCCAGGTTGGAGGCCAGCCGTTCAAACGCCCGGTCAATGAGGGCCTGCACATCAGCATCATTCAGCAGGTAGAATGCCTGTTTGAGTGCCAGTTTATACGCGGTGGTGGCGACAGGAGATGACACCCCCGTATTGTTGGGGTCATCAATCTGGAGAAGCCCTGCAAAGGACTGTGCCCGATGCAAGAAATCAAGGATGAACCTGATCCTCTCTGCCTCGGAGGAAAACGGGTCGATGAACGTGTCCCGGAGGAAAGAGCCGTCATCAACCCGCACCTGAGGATTGGAGCGATTGATGGACAGGGTTGTCTCTTTCATGATCTGCTGCCGGGAAACCGTGGGGAAATTTCCCAGGACTGCCCGGATGCGGAGAGGATGCCCCACAACCTCAGTTGAGTAGCTGGACTCAAACTCCAACAGTGTGTCCGAGTCGTAGTAGACCGCAGTCACCACATAATAGAGAGGGGTCGCCGTAGGGGTTGCCGCAAAACTCCCGTTGGGGATCGTAGCCGGAATGGAATTCTGGTTTGCCGTCCTCACATGCAGGAAAGAGTAATAGGCCACCTCCAGCACGGAGACCACACTCAACGAAGTGCGGATCTTGTCCACCGTCTCGGGAATCTCGTAGCTCAGGTTGAAATCTGTCTGCAGAACGGCCCCGTTCTTATCTGTCTGTGTTCCCAGGAGGGTGGCGTACAAAGGATCTGCGGCGTGGCCTCCCACAGAATCCGTCGCCACGTTGGCATCTACATCGGTGGACGCCAGAGATGTGGTCTCCTCTGTTGTTGTGCCGTCTGTCACAGTGTTCAGGTTGATCCGGGAGTACCCTGTAGAACCCCCTCCCGTGTAGGCAGAAGCATAGAAATTGAACCCCTGGAACCCCTCCTCATCAACCCCCTGCACATCAAAGAGCACAGACCCATCTTGCTGGGTCACGGTGATGTTGGAGGGGGGCGTGGCGATAACCCCCAGGTTGTTCTCCTGTACCAGGGTGACCAAAGCCGTGGCGGGGTCACTGACACTCCCAGCCGTGGAGATGGATCTGATCCGGATACTGTTCTCCCCAGCAACCAGATCCAGACCATCAGGATAAGCCCCAGGGTTGGGGACCATCCATGTGGTGCCCTCAAACATGATCAGGTGGGGATCACTGCTATAGGCCGAACCCCGGATAGAAACTTCCATGTCTGCCGTGGTGGCATCCATGGTCCCTGTGAAAAACCGGGAGGAGAGGGTCGTGGAGAAACGCAGATTCTCCCGAAGAACTCCGTCTGGGCCTGTAATCTGGGGTGCTGCCATGGTCTATCCTCGCAGGAGCCGACCGGATTGTGTAGGATCTAGCCCCGTAGGCTCCAGCCCGAGAGTCAATCCGTTGGATCCCGCCAAGGCCACCGCACCAGGAACCGTGAACACAATACTCAGATTGATGGGCTCCCCAGAAGCATTGGAGACAACCACATCTATCAGGAAAGCCGTGGGGTCCGTATCGTGGGGGAGCACATTGACCGAGAGGATGGCATACAACCGCTCCTTGGCGGAGACCTCCTGGAACCTAGCCTGGGCCTTCTGATAGGCCTGCATCATGACCAAGGCGGTCTGCACATCCTCATTGATCAACATGGCGGTGGCCCCCACCGCCTTAGAGCCAATTCGACTCATGATCTGGGAGCCGTATTGGGGATGGAAAGGGTTGGACCCCCGCTGTGTCAGGAGCATTTTGAGGGCTGCCTGATAGAGCAAGTTCTCGTTGTCTATCAACAGGGGCTCCCCCTGGATGTTGAACCGCATGTCGTTCTCGACATAGGTAGCCCGGCATCGAGGGCATCGTGCAGGAGGTACAGCATAGGTCACCTTGAACACGGGGTCCCCTTTGATGGGGGATGTGAACTTAGGGAACCTGTTGGCGATGATGTCCTCCCTCTTGTGAAGCTCCCACCCTGGAAACACGACCTTGCCCCGGGCCCCATACTGGGAGCCAAAACCCACAGTAGAGGCTGCGGTCCCTGTGATCATGAGGCTGCTGCGGTTTCCCAC